GCCTGACGCTTGGTTCGCTGGCGAAACTCGAAGCCGCTTTTGAGGCAGATAATCTATCGGACCTGATTTCGCGCTTTTCCGGTGGTAAGCTTTCTGCCTTCGATATGCAGCGGATTATTTGCGCTGGCTTGCATGGAGGCGGGCATGATGTGTCTTTTGAAGACGTGGCCGATATGCGCGCCGATGGTGGCGCAAGCGGCTATGCCCGCATTGTTTCTGCACTCCTGACTGCCACCTTCGGGACAGCAGAAAGCGATTCCCTTTCAAACCCTTAAATGCCGCAGTTGAATCAGCTCCTTCACGTCAGCCTTTTCCCTGGGATGAGGTGATGCGTGCGGGCTTTGGTTTGCTGCGGCTTTCTTCGAAAGACTTCTGGGCCATGACCCCACGCGAGCTCGCAGCCGTTCTTCGACCGACCTCGCACAGCATGAACGTTCCTTCGCGCGCAACATTTAACGCGCTGATGCAGACCTTTCCCGACAGGTGATTTAACATGACAGATGAAACCGTAACCGTTTCCGTCGAGGCGGATACGAGCGCATTTGATCGCGCATTGACCGACCTCGAAAAACGCTCATTAAGCTTCGGCTCAAGCCTGACGACAGCGCTCAAAGGCGCTATCGTCTCCGGCAAAGGCCTGGAAGATGTGCTGCGCGGCCTTGCAAGCAGTCTAGCTGGGTCAGCCTTGTCGGCTGGTCTGCAGCCATTGCAGAATCTCGGCTCATCGCTGATGTCGGGTGTGCTTGGCGGCATCCGTGGCATTATGCCATTTGCCAAGGGCGGGGTGGTCTCAAGTCCGACTTATTTTGGCATGGGCAATGGCTCGCTGGGGCTGACTGGCGAGGCTGGCGCGGAAGCGATCCTGCCGCTTGCACGCGGTGCCGATGGCAGGCTGGGTGTCGCCACAGGCGGAAATGGTGGCAAGCCGGTGCAGGTTGTCTTCAATATGACTTCTCCAGATGCTTCGTCCTTCCGCAAGTCCGAAGCGCAGCTTTCGACCATGCTGGCAGGAGCCGTGCGTCGCGGCGCACGGAGAATGTGATATGGAAGCCTTTCACGATATTCGTTTCCCGCTCGGTGTTTCCTTTGGTGCGACCGGCGGGCCGGAATGGCGCAATGAAATTGTCACGCTCACCTCGGGGCTGGAAAAGCGCAATGCGCGCTGGGCGCATTCACGCAGGCATTTTGATGCAGGCACAGGCTTGCGTTCGCTTGACGATCTGAAAACCGTGCTGGCCTTTTTCGAGGCCCGACGCGGTTCCCTTCATACGTTTCGCTTTCGCGATCCGTTCGACTTTTCGTCTGCCACAGCAAGTGCTGCACCCTCGCATATCGATCAGGTGATCGGGACGGGTGATGGTGTCACCAGCAGCTTTCAATTCGTCAAGCATTACGAGACTTATAATCGCCCGATTAAGCGCCCCGTTGCGGGCTCTGTGGTGGTTGGCGTGGACGGCATAAAGCTTGATGAGGGCGAGGCTTTCACCGTTAATCTCACCACTGGCATTGTCACTTTTACACCTGATTATGTGCCGCTCGCAGGAAAGCGTGTGAGTGCTGGTTTTCTGTTCGATGTGCCGGTCCGCTTTGACACGGACCGCCTCACAGCCAGCATCGCTTCGTTTCAGGCAGGCGAAATTCCATCCATTCCCATTATTGAGGTGAAGGCATGATCCCGGTTCCGATTGCGCTTGAATCACATTTGAAGGGCGAGGTGACAAACCATTGCTTTGCATGGCTTATAAGGCGTTCTGACGATGTTGTTCTTGGGTTTACAGACCATGATTCAGCGCTGGTGTTGGGCGGTGTTCTGTGTGAACCGCTGACCGGATTAAACAGCAGCGAAGCCACCACCACGCTTGGCCTCTCTATTGCCGGTGGCGAGGTCGAAGGCGCACTTTCATCGCAGCGCATCAGCGATGGTGATATCGAGCTTGGCCGCTATGACGGCGCTATTGTTGAAAGCTATCTTGTCAACTGGAATGCACCCCAGCAGCATATGCTGTTGCGGCGCTGGACAGCAGGCACGATCAGCCGTTCAGGCGGACACTTCGTGATGGAATTAAAAGGTGCTGCCGCAGCTTTCGACGCCGTTTGCGGGAGGCGGGTTCTGCGTCAATGCGATGCGGTGCTGGGCGATAAGCGCTGTGGCGTGAATACCGATGATCCGCGTTTTTCTGCGATCGGTTCAGTCATAAATTCGAGTGGCGTGACGCTCACAGTTACAGGCATTGAGGGCTTTGCAAGCGGCTGGTTCACGCAAGGTTTTCTCACTTGGTGGAGTGGCGAAAATGTGGGTCGATCGTTGCGTATTCTTGCGCATAGCGGCAATAGCCTGAACCTGATAGAGCAGCCAGTATTGCCCGTCGCCGCAGGCGACAGTTTTCGTGTCGTTGCGGGCTGCGACAAGAGCTTTGTCACCTGCAAGGCGAAATTTGCCAATGGCACTAATTTTCGCGGCTTCCCGCATCTTCCCGGCAATGACGCCGCTTTTGCCTATGTCAGCGGTGGCAATGAATATGACGGGAGCGCACTTGTCCCATGATGATTGCACATAGAGTTTTTGCGGAAGCCGAAAGCTGGATCGGCACGCCCTACCGGCATGGCGCTTCAACGCGCGGCATAAGCTGCGATTGTCTTGGATTGGTGCGTGGTATCTGGCGTGCGCTTTATGACGATGAACCAGAAAATCCGGGTGTCTATGCGCCGGACTGGGCGGAAGCCGCATCCGGCGATCCGCTATTTGAGGCGGCCAACCGGCATATGCAACGCCGATCCGATAATAATCCTCAACCGGGTGACTTGCTCGTCTTTCGATGGCGTTCTGACGTGGCGGCCAAGCATCTCGGCATTATGGCAAATGAGAACCGCTTCATTCATGCCTATGAAGGCCATCATGTGATGGCATCCGCGCTGGTGCCGCAATGGCGCAAGCGCATTGCCGGAATTTTCATCTTCCCCGAACTGAAAGTATAAGCAATGGCGACTATCGTTCTGCAAGCGGTTGGTGCTGCCGTTGGCGGTATTTTTGGCCCTGTGGGCGCAGCTATCGGTGCAGGCCTTGGTGCTATGGGTGGCTATGCCATCGATACGGCAATCATCAATTCCACCCGTCATATGGAAGGTGCACGCCTCAATGGCGGTCGCGTGGCAACAGCCGAAGAGGGTGCTGCATTGCCATTCGTTTACGGCACAGCACGGCTTTCCGGCACGCTGATCTGGGCGACGCGTTTTGAGGAAAAAAAGACGACCGAGCGGCAGGGTGGCAAGGGTGGTCCGAAAGTCACCAGTTACAGCTATTTTGGCAATGTTGCCTATACGATCGCCGAGGGTGAGATTGCTGGCGTTCGTCGTGTTTGGGCCGATGGGCAGGAGCTTGACCTCACCGAGATCGAGATGCGGATCTATCACGGCACGGATACGCAAGAGCCGGACCCGCTGATCGAAGCCAAGCAGGGCACGGGTAATGCACCCGCTTATCGCGGCACAGCCTACGTGGTTTTTGAGCGCATTCCGCTCGATACATTTGGAAATCGACTGCCGCAGTTCCAGTTCGAGGTTTTGCGTCCTGTCGGAAAGCTGGCGCAGAATCTCCGTGCCATTGCGCTTATTCCGGGTTCCACTGAGTTCGGCCTCTCACCAGTCGCTGTCTCGGATCAACCTTCGCCGGGCGAACGCCGCACGCTTAATCGCAATGCGAAGCGCGGTCGCAGTGACTGGACCACCGCCATGGACGAATTGCAGGCGCTCTGTCCGCAATTGCAGCATGTGGCTATTGTTCTGCCGTGGTTTGGCGATGATCTGCGCGCGGGTTCGTGCCAAATTCGGCCGGGTGTTACGCATCAATCTTCATTGTCGTCGAGTCATACATGGAAGGTCGAAAATGTCACACGCTCACAGGCACATCTGATTTCGAAGAGCGGTGAGGGCGCTGCTTATGGCGGCACACCATCCGACCAGAGCGTGATCGATGCTATCCGTGATGCGAAAGCGCGTGGTCTTAAAGTGACCTTCTATCCGTTTATCATGATGGATGTTCCCGCGGATAACCAATTGCCATCGCCCTATGGCGGGATAGGGCAACCCGTCTATCCATGGCGCGGACGAATTACGTGCCACCCGGCAATCGGCGTGACAGGCTCGCCCGACAAAACGCTTGAAGCAGGCAATCAGGTCGAGGCTTTCGTCAATGGAACATGGGGTTACAGGCGTTTTCTGAATCATTGTGCAAATCTTGCCGTGCAGGCGGGTGGCGTCGATGCATTTCTGCTTGGGTCCGAATTGCGTGGACTGACCAGCATTCGTGACAGCCGTGACAGCTTTCCATTCGTCACGCATCTTTGTGCGCTTGCAAGTCATATGAGTGCGAAGCTTGGAGCGGGTTGCCGTATCAGTTATGGCGCGGACTGGACCGAATATTTTGGTTATCAGGCGCAGGACGGCACAGGCGATCTCTACTTCAACCTTGATCCGTTGTGGTCGCATCCTGCAATAGATGCCATTGGCATCGACAATTATATGCCGCTTTCTGACTGGCGCGACAGCGATCTTGACGGCGACAATCCCGATGGTTTTGAGGGGCCTTATGATCTTGATGGCCTTACGCAAAGCGTCGAAGCGCGTGAAGGTTTTGACTGGTATTATGCCAGTAGTGAGGATCGCGCAGCGCGTATCCGCACACCGATTACCGACGGACTAGCGGACAAGCCATGGGTCTATCGCTACAAGGATATTCGCGCCTGGTGGAGCAATCCGCATTATAATCGGGTCGATGGTGCGGAGGCAGCTTTATCCACCGGCTGGGTGCCGCAATCCAAGCCCTTCTGGTTTACGGAACTGGGATGCCCGGCAGTCGATAAGGGACCGAACCAGCCCAATGTGTTTCCCGATCCAAAATCGTCTGAAAATGCCACGCCTTATTTTTCGAACGGTTCGCGCTCCGACATTGCAATGGATCGCTTCCTGCGCGCGCATTACCAATATTGGCCGCAGCATAATCCGGTCTCGTCTGTCTATGGCGGACCGATGCTTGATATGGATCGCATTTATCTCTGGGCATGGGATACAAGACCGTTTCCAGAATTTCCGCTGAAGGGCGATGTGTGGGGGGACACACCAAACTGGCGGCTGGGTCATTGGCTCAATGGCCGCATGAGCGGTGTTGCGCTGGACGAGCTTATTGCAGCAATTCTCACGGATTTTGGTTTGCCGCAAGCCGATTGTTCCGGCGCAGACGGTCATCTGACAGGCTTTGTGATTTCAGAACCATCAACAGCGCGTGGCGCGCTTGAACCATTGATGAATGTCTTTGGTGTGCATGGCTTTGAGCAGGCAGGGAAATTTATGTTCCGCAGCATTGGTCGTGCAGCGCAGACGCTTGATGTGGCAGGCGAGCTGGTCGATCCACAGGATGGTAATGCGCTGACCTCTGTTCTGGAAGATCAGGGGGATCTACCTTCCGTGGCGGAGCTCTATTGTAATGATCCTCTGCGTGATTTTCAGGTGGTAGGTGCATCGGTACGGCGCGATGCAGGACAGGGTACAGAAAGCCTAAGTCTTTCTGGTTCTATGGAAGCGGGGCAGGCGACGGCACTGGCTGAAAGCTGGATGGCGCGCCGCTATGCCGAGCGACGCACAGCTAGCTTTTCATTACCATGGTCGCAAGCAGCCCTTCATGTGGGTGATCGCGTACGGCTTAACATTCTGGGTGGCGGACGCGATTATGTGGTATCGGCGTTCGAAGATGGTGAGGTGCGCACGGTCAAGGCAATAGCACTTGCGCCCAATGTCGTCTATGCCGACAGAGGTGAGACACCGCAGCTTCCACCAACCGGATCTGTTTCCGATATGAAGCCGATTTTTCATTTGATTGATCTGCCGCTCTGGCCGGGGGCGGAGGATCCCGCTGGTCAGTTCCGTATTGCTTGTCATGCAAAGCCATGGCGCGGCGTGGCGATCTATGCCTCTCCTTCCGATAACGGTTTTAGCGAGCGCAACCTGATCGGGCAGCGTGCGGTTATGGGAGAACTCACCGCACCGCTTGGACGCGGTCCCTGTGGACGAGTGATCGATGCGCAGATCATAGACATAGCGCTTTATTCGGGCGAACTGGAATCAAAGCCAATCGCGCAAATCCTCAATGGCGCAAATATGGTCATGTTGAAATCTCCCGATGGAATATGGGAGATTCTTCAGTTTCTTGAAGCTGAGGAAATCGGACAGAATCAATGGCGACTAAGCCGTCTCCTGCGTGGTCAACTTGGCACGGAAGCAGCAAGCCTGATCGAAAAGCCAGTTGGCACGCCATTTGTGCTGTTTGATGGCGGCGTACAAAGCATTGGTTTGCAGGCCAGTGAGATCGGGCTGGAACTCAACTGGCGAATAGGTGCGGCGGGAAAATCATTCTCGGATGAGTATTTTGACACTGTAAAAGCCAGCGGTGGTTTGCAAGCCTTGAAACCACTAAGCCCCGTACATCTCAAGGCGGAGCGGCTTGGCAATGGCGATCTGTCGTTTCACTGGATCAGGCGTGGACGCATAGATGCCGATAGCTGGATGGGTGCTGATATTCCACTGGGTGAGGACGCGGAAACCTATCGGATTGAAGTCTGGCGGGCGGAAATGCGTGTTCGGACTTTGGACGTACAAACGGCATCGTGGACCTATCCGAATGCCGCAATACTAGCTGAGGTCGGCACCAATAGTTTCGAGCTGCGGGTTGCTATGTTGAGCGCAAAAATAGGCGCTGGCGATTTTGCCACAATCGAAATTCCGAACACGATTTGAAATGGAAGGAAGTTTCATGACCGAAGATAAACCTTGGTATCTTTCCCGCACCATCTGGGCCGGATTGGTGGCGCTTTTTCTGTCGTTGGCCGGCGCTTTCGGCTTCATCAGCGATACCGTAGATCAGGGTGCATTGACTGATGTATTGCTGCAACTTGCTACCGCAATCGCTGGTCTAATCACAGTTTTTGGGCGGATTGGGGCAACTTCGCGCATTTCATAATTTCATAAACCGTGATAGCAAAGTTCTGAAAATAGCCTGATACCGGAATATTGACGGATGTTCCGGATAATATTATGCGTGAAAACAATAGTTTAGAATGGCCTCAGTCTGAGGTCATTTTATGGGAAAAATTCCTTTGTGTCGATCAGATAAGCGCATTGTTCATGCATCGTTCAGATGAAAGACGCTATATAAGGGGCATGATGAAACAGAACCCTGCTCTCAAAATTTTCGCGCTTCTGGCCGTTAGCATTGGTCTGTTGCCGGTTAACGCTGGCGCCTTTCCAACTGCCACACTACAGAAGTCCAATATGCTGGTTGCCGCCGCAGGTGATTGTGCGGCCATCGGTGAACAAGTGGCTGCCTCTCAGGGTGGCCAATTGGCTAAGGCAACGCCGACCACACAGAATGGTCGCGCCATGTGCGTGGTCGTGGTGCTCGTCCCCGGTCGCGACGGTGAACGTCCGCGCCGTGTCGAAGTTGCGGTTCCTGCACAGTAATCGGCTTTGCTACGGAACATAGGCGAGGAAATATGGCTTGCGTATCCTGATCGTTGAGGATGACAAGGACCTGAACAGGCAGCTTTCGGATGCGATGGCTGCCGCAGGTTATGTCGTTGATAGTGCTTATGACGGCGAGGAAGGTCATCATCTGGGCGACACTGAACCCTATGATGCGGTTATCCTCGACATCGGCTTACCGCAGATGGATGGTATCAGTGTGGTCGAACGCTGGCGGCGCAGTGGTCGCACTATGCCCGTTCTCATGCTTACCGCGCGTGATCGCTGGAGCGATAAGGTCGCAGGCATCGATGCCGGTGCCGATGATTATGTAGCCAAGCCGTTTCATATCGAAGAAGTGTTGGCCCGATTGCGCGCATTGATCCGCCGCGCAGCCGGACATGCTTCATCTGAACTGGTTTGCGGCTCTCTGCATCTCGATACCAAGACCTCGAAGGCAAGTGTCGATGGCGTAGCGCTCAAGCTTACATCCCATGAATATCGGCTGTTGTCTTACCTGATGCACCACATGGATGAGGTCGTATCGCGCACTGAACTCGTGGAGCATCTTTACGATCAGGACTTTGATCGTGATTCCAATACGATTGAAGTTTTTGTCGGTCGTCTGCGCAAGAAAATGGGCGTTGACCTCATCGAAACGGTGCGTGGTATGGGCTATCGCATTCGCTCAGACGAGCAAGGAGATGCGAAAGGGAGCGGGAACTGAAGCTTCTCAGCGTTTTCCCCCCTTTACGGTCCCTTGCGATACGTGTCGTAACCCTTTCGACGCTCTGGGTTATACTCGGGCTTGTCGTTGTGGCCACATTGATCAGCACGCTTTACGGTGATGCGGCACGCAATAATTTCGAGCGGCTTCTGACGGCGCATTTGTTCAGTCTTGTCGGTGCGGTTAGCATAACATCGGAAGGCCTTCTGCAAGGGCGCCCAGAATTGGGTGATCTGCGCTATTCCAGTCCGCTTTCTGGTTGGTACTGGACTGTTGATCCTGTTTCTTCAAATATTAATGGCAAGCTGCAGTCGCTTTCTTCTGTCGGGCGCGTGGTGCCTGAAATGCCGGTCAGCCAAGCGCCTTTCGATAGTTCCTTCATGCGCAGCTATACTTTGCCAGGTTTGAATGGCGAAGAACTTTACATTGTCGAAACCGAAGTCGTTCTTGACAATGACAATCGCGTGGCGCGCTACCGGGTTATGGGCAATCTAAGCGAAGTCTTAAGTGAAATTTCGGACTTCCGCAGCAAGCTTGCATTCTATCTGACGATCTTCGGCCTTGGCAGTGTTTTCATCAATGCTGGCATTATTCTTTTTGGTCTGCGACCACTTGATAAGGTGCGTCGGGCCCTTGCTGATATTCGAGAGGGTCGCTCTGCCAAGCTTGATACATCGCTACCTATTGAAATTGCGCCGCTTGCCAGTGAAATGAATGCGCTGATTGAGAACAACCGCCGTATCGTCGAGCGGTCACGAACACAGGTTGGCAATCTTGCACATTCGCTGAAAACGCCGCTTTCGGTTCTGACCAATGAAGCACGCGCGATGGGGGGCGAGCAGGGGCGGCTTGTGCTTGAGCAAAGCGAAGCCATGCAGATACAAATCCAGCATTACCTGCAACGCGCGCGCATTGCAGCACAGCGTGACAGTGTGGTGTTCCGAACGCCAGTTACGGCGGTTCTGGAACGTATGGAGCGCGTTACCGTTAAACTCAATCCTACATTCAACATTGCTTTCAAGAACGATTTGCCTGGTGCCGTCTTTGCGGGTGAAAAAGAAGACCTTGAAGAAATCATAGGGAATGTGCTGGAAAATGCAGGAAAATGGGGTCAAAAGCGGATCAAGATCGTTCTACGCCCTGCTATTGGTAAGCAGCACCAGTTTGAAATTCTGATAGAAGATGATGGCAAGGGTCTTGCTTCAGACAAGATTGATGCAGCATTGAAGCGTGGCACGCGTGTCGACGAAACCAAGCCCGGAACAGGTCTTGGTCTGGCAATCGTTCAAGATACAGTACGCGAATATGGCGGCAGTTTGCAGCTCGGTAAAAGTGATATGGGGGGGCTTCAAGTGCGTGTTTTGTTGCCGCTGACCGAAGATTGAATGTTGCCTTTGCCGTTATGTGAACTAGAAGATTGAAGTTATTAGCTGTATCGTAAGATAGTATGCATGCTCATTTGT